TGCCGCCAAAGCGATGCGCGAAATGCAAGAGCCCGGCGTGGAACGCGCAATCCCCCAAGCATACTCTGGAGCCGAAACGTCGAGAGCGTGAATTGAGATATGAGCCAGTTGACGAATAACATTGACGTGGACCGAGTACTAAAGGGCATCACCTTGGACTCCGTGAAGGTTCTGGATTTGCCAATGCTGAGCCTGTCTGAAAAGGGCTCACTGCCGGAAGTTCCTGCGGTATACTTCGCACTCTCATGCGCCAATGAGGTGTTGTACATCGGGCGGGCCATCAACCTCCGTAGCCGCTGGCGTCAGCATCATCGCTATGATCAGTTACGGCGATTTCATAAAGTCCGGTTGGCATGGCTTGAACTCAGCGAGTACGAACTGGATACGACTGAACGTATTCTGATCGAAGCTTATGAGCCGCCGTTGAACGAGTCGCGCAAGGACGAGGCGATTGTGAAGCCTCGGTGGGAGCCGCATTGCTCAGCTTGTCGTTTCTTGGGCCAGATCGCACAGTGGGATTTGTTATACTGTCTGGCGCACGGCGGAATGCGGCTATTACTGCAAAGCGATCATAATGAGTTCATTGACAGCACTCATCGGCTCATCCTGCTGGGCAATTACTCGCTGACTCTGCGGCTCGATGCCCCAGCTAGAATGCGGGTGGCGACACAAGAACTTGAGTACGAGGATTTCCATGAGCTTCCGTAACGAGTCGGACTCTGAGCCTGATCCTGAAGCCGAACAGCAAGCTATAGAAGCCCGCAAGAATAGAAAAGCAGCTCGATCAGGTAGGAAAGCAGCTCTAGCAGAGAGTGTAAAAGAAGCGCTGCCGGAAAAGCGGCCCTTCAATCCAGACGATGTTCACGAGTTTCCGCGTTCAGCTTTCCAATCATTTCCAAAGCCGGGGAAGGGCAAATGAGTGACTACGATGGCGTCACTTGGAAATCGGATCTTCTGCCGCTGGCCTTAATTGCGTTGATATTTCTGATCGTCCTCCTGTATCTTGCGTGAACACACAAGTAAACCCTAATCTAGCAGCTGATGAAGAAGCCGCAAGGCTAGCAATAGCTTGGGAGATAGAACACTCAGTTCGTAATCAGGCTATCCCCAAGAACCTAAAGTCTACTCTTACCCTCAAGGCGTTCATTCAGGCGGCGTGGTCAGTCGTAGAACCCGCTACCGCCTTCATCCCAGGCTGGCACCTTGACGCGATCTCGGATCATCTGGAAGCGGTATCAAAAGGGCAGATACGAAACCTCCTAATCAACATACCGCCGAGGCATATGAAATCGTTGGCGGTGTCGGTATTCTGGCCCACATGGGAATGGACCTTTGCCCCGTCAGTGCGCTGGCTCTTTGCAAGCTACGCTGAGTCCCTGAGTAAGCGTGATTCCTTGAAGTGTCGGCGTCTGATAGACTCCCTCTGGTACAAAGCCAAGTTCGGCCACATCTTCAGTCTTACCTCGGATCAAAATGAAAAGATGAGATTCGAGAACGACAAGACGGGCTATCGAATAGCAACTTCAGTTGGCGGCTCGGGCACAGGGGAAGGCGGGAATCGTATCGTGGTTGACGACCCGCATAACGCTACTCAGGCCCAAAGTGATACGCAGAGAGAATCTGCATTAACGTGGTGGGATCAAACGATGGCCACTCGGTTGAACGACCCGCAGAAAGACACCAAAGTTATTGTGATGCAGCGGCTTCACGAGCGGGATCTAAGTGGCCACGTACTGGAGCAAGGCGGATATGAGCATTTGTGTCTGCCAGCGGAATATGAGCCGAAGACCTTTATATCACTGATTGGATGGTCGGACCCGCGCACTCAGCCTGGAGAGCTACTTTGGCCGGCGAGGTTTCGCGAACAGGAAATCACACGACTCAAGAGGGATCTTGGAAGCTATGCGGCAGCCGGGCAGTTGCAACAGAGACCGAGTCCTGCGGAAGGTGGGATGCTCAAGCGGTTCTGGTGGCGCTACTGGAAGCCCCGAGGCTCTGATCTTGGCGGCGTAATGATTCGGATGGCGGATGGGAGCTATCAAACGATCGAGCCGGTTGAATTGCCTGAGACGTTCGATGAAATCCTGCAATCGTGGGATATGAGCTTTAAGGATGCCACGGCAGCTAAGGGCGGGGATCCTGACAGCGTAGCCGGGGGAGTATGGGGACGGCTGGACGCGAATAAGTACTTCCTCGACCTCGTATGTGCCCAGATGGATTTTCCACAGACCTGCTCGGCGGTTATTGCCCTGTCTCAGAAGTGGCCTAACGCTAATGCCAAGCTGGTTGAGGATAAGGCGAATGGCCCTGCGGTTATTGCTACGTTGAGGAATAAGATTGCTGGGTTGATTGCGGTTGAGCCCGAAGGCGGTAAGGTGGCGCGAGTAAATGCCGTGTCGCCGGGGATCGAATCGGGTAACGTGTTTATCCCTCATCCGCTGCTGTATGCGTGGGTTGACCCCTTCGTAGAAGAGTGTGCAGCGTTCCCGAACGGCGCGCACGATGACCGGGTTGACCAGATGAGTCAGGCGCTAGTGAGACTTGGCGCTGTCGTGAACGCTTTTGAATACGCCTAAACATTGAACCCCCTACGTGCATTAAGAGACTACCTTGAGAGTCGAGAAGAGAAAGCCTACGGCGGGGACAACTTCACCCTCCTATCGCCCGAGGTTCGCGCATCCAGCCCTTCTAGGATTCCATTCCAAGGCGGCTATGCTGGTGGTTCGGGACAGTGGGGCGGCTCAAGCTGGTCCGACTTCTTCCTTGGCAATACCCAGAATCGCAAGATAGACTTTGCCCGAGAAGTGGGCGATCTGCGAATGTCCACGCTGGTTCAGGCCGCTGTTACCTGGGTAGCGCGAGGGATCAACAGTTCAAGGCTGAAGGTAGTCAAGCAGGACGCGGACGGTAAGCAGACGGAGATAAAGGACCACCCGATCTCGAAGCTCTGGCACCGACCCAATAAGTATTACTCAGGGGCGACGTTGAATGCGGGTATCGCGGCCTCGTGGGTGATAGCGGCGACAGCCTATGTGTTGAAGGTTCGGGGCAGATCGAGGGGGCCAGTCGTTGAACTGTGGTATGAACCTTGGTGGAGCATCAAACCCCGCTGGCCGCAGAACGGGTCCGAGTTTATCTCCCACTATGAAGTTTTCCGAAACGGTGTCTGGTATCCCGTCCCGCTTGAAGACGTGATTATGGTGCCGGATATGCTTGACCCGGACACGCGGAGAGGCTTTAATCGTACGTCGGCGTTGCTCTCGGAGTTCTACACGGACAAGCAGGCTTCGGAGCTTGCGGGGCTGTTACTGCGTAACGGCTTGGTTCCCTCCATCGAGATAGGCATGGGCGATAACACAACGCCCTTTCAGGGGGACGTGAAAGAAGCCAAGGCGAATCTGATGCGAATGATGGCGCTAGGTGAGCCATTTGTTCATAAGGGGCCAGCCACGGTTAACAAGCTCGGTCACGATATGAGCAGCTTCGGACTGGATGAGATGCGCCAGCCGCCCGTGCAAAGATTCTGCGCGGCGATGGGTATCTCTCCGATTAGTCTGATGCTGGCTGCTGGATTGGATCTAGCGAAGTATCAGAACACTGAGCAGTACTTGAGACAGGATTATCGCGGCTACATAATCCCGTTGAATAATCAGATCGCGGATACGTTAGAAGTGAGCCTGCTGCCTGACTTCGGAGAAGAGGAAGGCGAGATTCAGATAGTGCACGACTACAGCGAAGCGCCCCTGATGCAGTCCGACAAAGACAAGGACTGGCGGCTGATGTTTGACGGGTTCAAGTCGAGGGTGTTCAGCCGGGCGCAGGCGTTAGATGGGGTGGGGATGAAGTTTGAGACGGAAGATGAGGACACGTTCTACCCCGTACCCTCGAATAACATAACCCTGTCGCCGCTGGATGAGATGCCCGAACCCGCAGCGCCCTTTGGAGGGGATCCTAATGCTGACCCGAATCAGGCAGATGAGATGCCGCAGGATATGGCACCCGGTAAGAAGCCCAAGGGAAAGAAACCGCCTGTAGCGCCAACCAAGGCCCAGCGTGAGCCTATTACAGACAAGGACGCGGACGCTGGGGCGAATTGGTGGCGCACGAATGCTCCACCCGAGGCCCGAGACTTGATTGACGCGACAATTAGACCGAATGGTAAGGCAAACTAACGCGCATGATTGACGATATTAGATTCTTCCCCGCGTTCGGCGTATCTAGGTCGATAATCCTAGAGCCCGGAATGTATATGATCGTCAATGGGAAGATCGAACGTTACGAGGAAGTTAGAGAAAACGGTCAACTCACAGGCTATAGGCTTGTCGAGATCGAGAATCCCCCGGCTAGCTAGCGTGTGCCTAAATACCACTGGAATCCAACACGCCAACAGTACGAGAACGCCAGCACGGGTCAGGCGGTTGCTCACACTCAAATCCGTGAATGGGTAGACGCCACGGTAGCAGGCTCTAAATCCCGAGTGCGTGACATAAGCCAGCGATTCGCAGACGGCAAGATTGATCTCCCCGCGTGGCAGACACAGATACAGGCTGAACTAAAAGGCGCTCATGTTGCTATGTCGGAGATCGCAAGCGGGGGACGGGCTCAGTGGACAGCAACACAGGCGGGCAGGGTGGGTGTTAGGTTAAGAGAGCAGTACAAGTACTTGAACGAGTTCGGACTTGCAATTGACCGTGGGGACATAGACAAGGGTGACGGATTGATGGCGCGGTCTGAGATGTACGCGGAGGCTGAGAGAGCGACCTATGAGGGGATCAGGCGCGGCCAGATGCTTGATGCGGGCTTCGCGATGGAGCGCAACGTACTTGGCAACACGGATAACAACTGCGAAGGGTGTTTAGCGGCGGATGCGGAGGATTGGGTGCCGATAGGAACGTTAGATCCGCCCGGTGAAAGAGATTGCTTGTCCAACTGTCTATGCAGCTTAGAGTACAGCATGGTCAGCCTTGAGGACGGGGGAGAATAAGCTATGGAAGACACGATGATCTACTTTGGCGATGCCGTCAAAGCGCTTGATGATAACGGCAGAGTCGGGGCACTCGGCATACGCTTCTCGGACGGGAGCAAGAAGGATCTGGCGGGGGAATACTTCACCGCTAAGACCTACCTTGGGCCGCAGGAAGGCGACGGGGCCGAATGCACGTTCGATCATGGCTTCCCTATCAAGTCCGGCCTCGAAGAGTACGCCGACCATACCTTTGCTCCCGTCAAGGCCAATCGACAGAAGCTAGGCATCTGGGTTGAAACCGTGCTGGACCTCTCCGATGAGTACGAGAAAGCCGTATTCCAAATGGCGAAGAAGGGGAAACTCGGCTGGTCGTCGGGCAGCGCCGGGCATCGGGTAAAGAAGGATTCGAGGACGGGTGAAATCAAATCATGGCCGGTTGCTGAGTGGGCTTTGACGCCTCGACCCTGCGAGCCGGATAATTACGGCACCACGCTACCCCTGAAATCCCTTTCTGATGTGAAATTCGTGGACCTGAACGGCGATGAGCCCGCACAAGATGCGAAACCGCTTCCTGCCGGATCTCTGGCCGCGAAACTGAGTCAGTACATTGACGACCTGGTAGATGACGGACGTTCACGGGATGACCTTGTGAAGCATTTGGCCCGAGAGGCGATGATAGATACCCCCGAAGTGGAGAAAATCCTTTCAGGGGAGCACCGAAGGCCAGCAAACAGCAAGCTAAAGGCATTCGGGCGGGTGCTTGAGCTTCCATTCGAGACTTTGCGCCAACTTGCTGACCGCAGCGCGCCTAAATCCATCAAGGATCTGTATCAAGAGGAACGAGCAGCCCGAACGGACAGCGTTTGGGATATGCAAAGTTCCTACTGCTGCGTGGTCAAGCGAATCGCGGAAGCGGCCAAGGCTGCACGGGCCGTTGGTGAAGATTACGCATACGAGGCCCCCTTGAAGGAGGTCGGCCAGTCCTACGCGGCTGACGTGACCGGGGCAAGCCTCGAACAGGTGCGAAATTACGTGGAGAGCCCCGAGATGATGGATGATTTCTATCTCAAGGCTCTCTTCGCGTTGACTCAGGAAGATTTTGCGGCCTTCAGTAAAGGCACAGACTTAGAAGATCACTCCCAATTGGTGGTAACCGCCGTGAGGGATATTACTGCGCGTTTCAAGTCGAATCACGAAGCGCGCAAAACCCAAAAAGCGGGCAGGGTGCTTTCCGAAAAGAATCGCACGCGCTTGGCTGGTGTTTTGGAGCGGATGGCGGCAGCGGTAACCGAATGCCAGAATCTACTCGATGAAACCAAGCCGATGGCGAGCGACACAGAGAAGCGCGCTGCACTCACCAGGCACCTATTCTTGAGGCACGAACGCCGCAAGAACGGGCTGCACAACAGGAGTGTGATAAATGGCAAAAACCCATGAGGAGCTATTGACCAGCGGATCTCACGCGGAGATCATGGCTGTAGTCTCTACGAACACGAAGCGCATAGATGCTCTGTTCTCGGAGATTAATAAGCGAGCAGACAAGGCCGCTACAACCGACGAGATGACCGAGATTGACACTCTCGACACTCAGAATGAATCCTTGCAAGCCAAGGCCGTCGAGCTGAAGAAGTTCGATGACATCAAACTCAAGAATGCCAAGCGAATGACCGATCTGAACACCCCCGCGTACCAGATCCCTTTCAACGGCGGAAACGGGGACACAACAAAGGGCGTGCAGTTCGAGACGATGAGCTTCCCCTATGCGCCTACTCTGAAGAACTTCACGGGAACCAGCGCTTCCGAGGCGGCTACCAAGGCTTTTCGATTCGGGAAGTTCATTCAGGGATACGTGGATCAGAGTAATCCGGCTATCAACAACGCTGCTCGGCAGTG